TCCTTGAACGTCGTAGAGTTGGTGTTAAGCCCTACGCGCCGCAGCGCTGCCTGCATCACTTCTAGGTTTGTCATATCAGATTTGCCCAGCCACCGTTTTCGTAGCCTTGGAACTTGTTGGCCGTCGAGTTGTAAATGACCATGCCGTTGACGGCCGTCAGGGCGTTTCGCTCCGTTGTCGTTAAGCGCGGCACCGTCAGCGTCGAAGCAAAAGCGGCGGTATCAGCCTGGATGTCGCCTATCAGTGCCGTAGCGCCAAAAAACGACGCGGCGTTGACTTGGCCGTCTGTCTCCGACATCTACAACGTGGCGTCGAGCGCCATATGGTCGAGGTCGTATTCGGAGAGGTTGTCGCCGTTGTTATCAAGCCAACGCTCGGTCCATACACGCACCGCTTCGGGGCCGCGATCTGTTATACGCGACGGCGGCGCCGGTATAAAACCTTCTGCGTGGGTAACCTCGCCTATGGCCCTAACGGTGTTACGGACTTGGCTGTTGGTTGTCTGAGATTTACGCTGGCGGCTGTGCGTCTTGTCTAAATCGAGCGCCTTACGTATCGCGGCCTTGGTGTCCTCGCTGCCCTTGAGTATGAGCTGAGCGATCTGGTCAGGCGTCACTTCCGGCGCGGCGGCCGGTGCCGCCGGTATTGGCGGTGCAGCGCTTGTTGCCACGGTGGCAATCTCGTCTGCTAACTGAGTCTGCTGCGTTTTTTTTGCCATTATTTGCACTTCCACCTTTTGCGTGCTTGTCGTATGCGACTATTGGGATCGTTGCGGGTTTTTGCACTAGCTCTTTTAAGCTGTCCTGCTGATCTAGCGCAGTAGCTTTTGCGCCGTTTTGCTGCCGCTGACCCAGGCTTTACCTTGCCTGTAACAGCAGTTTTGAGCTTGCTACCGGGGTTCGCTTTGCGATACGCACGTACCCCCTTTGCGGTCATACCGGCTCCTGACTTGGTAGGCCGATAATTGGCCCCTTTGCCCTTGGTAGTCCTGCGTATAGGAGTCTCTTTGCGTGTTGCCATTTTTTCCTTGGGTAACTAAGAGGGGCGGCGGCCAGACGCTTATGGTCGACAGCTTACCCAAACCACCTGCCACTTCCACGCCACCTGCCACTTCCACGGACGCGTGGCAACCGCCCCCCCATCCACTGTGTTAGGCTACCAAGCCCTGTAGGACGACGCCCACATGACCCGTGTCGTCAGACGCAAAAGTTGCCAAACCGACAAGCGGCTCGGTTTCTGCATCTTTAGTCTGAACCGCGCCTGCAACGCCATCGCTAAGCGTTAGGTTGGCGCCGATGGCAATCCCGCCATCCGAAAGGATCGTAGCGACACCTGCGGTCTGAAACCAACCGTAATAGTTGGCCTGAAAAGTAATTGGCGTTACCCCAGCAATGATGTAATCCGTGCCAGCAGTGGCGGCAACGACGTTGTAGAAAAGGTTTCCTGTTACAGCAACATCCGTTGCCGTTGTCACTGCGGCTACCAAACCATCGAACAGCGTAAACGTGATAGCGTTACTGCTTGCCGCCGTATTGGCTTTAATCCGGTATTGGAAGCCCTCGCCAGCATCATCGGTGATGTGCAGATATCCACCGGCATACTGGTTTTCGGTGGCGCTGCCTACCGTACCAGAATCCGTATATGTCACCTCAGTGGCACCTACGGCAGCGGCAGTCAACTTGCCATCGCTTTCAACAATGGCAGTGGCTGATACATCCTGCGATACGATCAAGCCACGGTTTATAGCGGCGGCTGTGTAGCCGTAACGAAAAACGCGACCGTCAGCTAACTCCAATTTTTCGCCAATCGGAAAAAGCGGCGTTGCCGACTCGTCGTATATGCCACCGCCGTACTTGCTACCAAGACCTTCACCGCCAATGCGGTTTGTCCCGAAATTGTTATTGCGGAAAGTACTCATTGTTTCTCCCTCGCCCGTTGCTAGGCTCTAAAGCCGCATTGGCTTGCGGCTCGGAAAGTGTTTTAGTCGTTGAGGTTGAAGATGACGCCCTGACGACGACGATTGTTGGTGGTGATTTGAAGACCCACGACGATAAACCCGACTTTCGCCATTTGGTTAGACGGCTCTTTGAACGGGGTCTTGGCAAAGTTCATACCCGCCTGCATATGCATCTTGAGGTAATTCGTGTTCAAGAAATACATGCGGCCCGTGCCACAATCCCGATCATATTGCACCGGAATCCCTCTAAAGGAGGGCAGACGACCGTCAACGCCAGGCGCATCGTTTGCCGACAAACGCTGATAACCCGTGCCTTCGAAGATCTCTTCAAAGTCTGCATAAATCGAGTTGGTCGTAAAAATATTAGTCGGCTGTTCGTTGCCCTCGCTTGTGTCGTTCCAAGTCGTCGACATCCGCACCATACCCTCATAAAAGTTGGTGTTGACGATGGTTTGGAACGAGGTGTCGGCGGTAGCGTTATTGGCCTTGTTTTGCCACCAGGTGTTGGCCGAGACACTTATACCGCCTAAAGTCGTTGGGCTAGAGCTTGGAGCATCGGCAATGATGTCCTGAAAACCCAAGGGCGCTTTGCCGGTCTGCGCGGAGTAGATCGAGCTATTGATCTGGTCGCGCAGCGTAAGCATCGACTGCTCGGTCTTAGCCGCGAGGAGCTTCATGGCCGAATCCGACTTGCGATTTTCCATCTCCTCGGTGTAGTTGATCGTTATCGGCACGGCCGCGTAGCGAAACGGATAAAACGCCGCCGTAATGCCGTCTACGGCGTCAGTATTGAGAACGTCGTAGCCAGAAAAATACTGAGCTGAATTAGAACCGTACATAAGGTCGGCCTGGATTTCCTTGCCGCCGTTATCGGTGACAAGAGCGCCGCCGGAGCGAAACATATCGAGCGTGGGATAAGCATCGAAGAAGTTATCCGTCAACTCCTTGCGCTTGGCACGCATCGTCAAGGTCCAAGCGGCATCCCAGGTTGAAGTAGTGCTTGTAGCTGGCATAGTAAAATTGTTCCTTATTCAAAGCCTAAACTGGAAAGACCATTTAGCACTTCGTTGTCGGTTAATGGACCGCCCTCTTCACTGGCATCGACCGCCTGCGTCTGCCTTACAGCACGCTTGCTAGTGCGCTTGGCTTGCGTGTCTTGCTGCCGGACGTCAGCGGCATTTTGGGCCGTGATACCGGCGTGCAACTCGTAAGCCTCCTTGACCGTATACGGCTGGCCGGTCTTGGGGTTGGCTATCTTGGTCGTGGCGACGATCTGGTCGGTGTAGCTGTCCAAGTCATTGCCGTACTGGGTCCGCGCCTCCTGCACCTGCTGACCGATGTGGGCGGTCTGCTGGGCTTCGACAAATTGGTTAGCGGTTGCCAGTTGCGTTCGCAGCTGCTGCACCTCCTGCTGTAAGCCTGTAAGGTGGTTACCCACCTGGTGCTGGACGATTTGCTGCACGGCGTCAATGCCGCGTTGCTCATCCTCCGACACACCCTCACGCATCTGCTGAATGGGATCGGGTGGTGGCGGCGGGGCTGCCATCGTCTGTATGCGCGATGCCCACTCCTGCCGCTCTTGTGCGAGCTGGTTACGCTGGTCGGCCAAGTCCTGTTGCGTTTTCGTAAACTGCGCTTGCAGGTTCTTTGCCAGTGGTACGAGCGGTTGGTATTGGTCCGGCACCGTATTGGGATCGACGCGTAGCCAATCCGCTTGGGCCGGATCGAAATCCGACGTTGCATTTTCGGAGTGTCCTGCGTCGTCCGATGGGGCTGACGTAGAGGTATCATCCAATTCAAACAACTCGACAGAGTTTGTCGCGTCGCTGTCGGATGCGCCCGTGTCAGGTGCCGCATCTTGTCCGCCGGAGTCCAGATCCAGAACTTCGGACATAGTTTACTTCCTCTCGGTTGCCTGCTCGGCCGCCTTTACCGCATCTGCGGGGCTATTGCCCCAGTAGATCGGTTCCGTGCTGCGTGGAGCAGGACTAGTGACGTCGCTGCTGATGTGGCAGCGTGAGCCGCCGACGGCGTCGGACGACTCGCTGACGTTGTATTTTTTGAGTAATTGCTGTTTGTGACTGTAGCTCTCGACGACGCAACCAAAGCCAGCATGGTATTTGCCATACATACCGGAGTGGTCGTTGTGTATCATGTTGCTCCGCCGAAAAACCATCGGTGCCTGTTGACCGCAACTATTGCAGACGACCGTCTTAGTGACGTCGTCGCCTTTAATGAAGCAGACGTCTTCATGGAGGCGTCCGCAGTTATTACATTCGTAATCGTGGAATACCATTAGTTTTGTCCCGGTGCGCGTTGAACTTGTTGGCTCATCTCCTGCGCTTGACTACGGACGAGGCTGATAATCGAACCCTCTGTCTCGCTGCGCTGGTCAGCGCCACCAGCACTAACGCCACTAGCAGACACGCCCTGGGCCATCTGTTGTAAGAACTGCTCGTGCTGGGCAATATGGTTCTGAACCGTCCGCAATATCTGCTGCTGTTGCACCGGCAGCATTTGCTGAAACTGCGGTAGTCCCTGTATCTGCTGATGCACTTGGATATGGAGGGCGTGGTTCTCGTCTGGCGTGACGCCAGGGTCGCCGCCGACCATCAAATACGCGACGTTTTCAAGGTTAGCGGCTTTTATGGTGTCGCCATTTTCGCGCTGGCCCAGGTACTTGTCGGGGTCTTGCACCCTAAACGCTTTCAGCAGGCCTTTGATCGCCTCCAAGCGGTTTATTTCCGGTAGGTTTATCGTGTAGTTAAAGAGTTGTAGGGCATCTTCGCGCTCCAACTGTTCCGTCAGCGGTTGCATACTA